AGGGAAAGGATTTGAAAAGGATGTTGAAAGATGTAAATCCAAAATATCTGAAGCACAGTATAATGTGCGTGAATTTATAAAAGCAAATGACAAATATTTAGCAAGAGATTATTCAAGAGAAGCAGTTGCTAAAATTACAAAAACTCCTGCAACCAATCCAAGAACGGTATCCGTTACTATAAAACAACCCAAAAATGTAACAAAGGATACAAATAAAAATGCTTTTGTTGCTACAGATACAAAATCAAAATTTAATGCATCAAATATATTGGAAGCAGAAAATCAAGCGAAAAGTCAAAAACTTGCAAACATAGTAAACTATGATAAGTGTACAAATATCAATAACTTAAACCATGTAAATCAAACTATATACGATGTAGAAAATAAATATAAATATTTATATAAAGATGGTTACAAAAGGATAACAAGTGATATAACAAAAAACAATGTTAATGCAAGTGCTAATTTATATACAATAAATTTTAATCCTAAATATTTAAATTTGAACAAACCATCGTACAAACCATATAGTCCTGAATCGTACCAACACTTAGCCGATTTATACAAGAGAAGTTTAAGTTTTTATCCTGCAAATTCTTCAGAATATAAAAGTATACAAAAAACAATAAAAAATATGGAAATGTATGCAAAATGTACTAGGTATACAGTGTCGCAATCGTACGACAATATATTTGATTGTATTAAAAGCACAATATATCATGAATATGGACATACACTTTCTGATCGTGTATTTGGGATGATTAATGGAAACATTACTAATGGGTATTTAACTGATGTGGAAGCAAAAAGAAGAAAGCAACTAATAATTAATACCTTTGTTAAAGCAAAAGGGAATGGAGATATTTCAAAAATTTCTGCATATGCTGTAACAGATTCACACGAATTTTTTGCAGAGGTATTTAGTATGAGAGAAATGAAAGAAAAATTACCTGATTATATAATGAAAATGTTAGAAGAGGTGTTAAGATAGTATGGAAAATTGTAGAAAATGTATATTTTATAATGAGGATTTAGATAATAATCTTCCTGTTGATGCGCTTAGTGATGAAGAAATGAAACAATATGAAGATTCAGAAAGCATTCATTCTTGCTTTAAGTATTATGCAATACCATCAAAAATTGCTAATGATTTAGAAAAGTGTGGGTATTTTCTTACCTTGAAAGGTTGAATATTCAATACTTTGATATTGTATCGTTGTTGTATTGTGTGCATTTTTCTAAAGAAAAATGAGCACACAGACACAACAACAACACAAAATATCTTTAAATGTATTGACACCATTATAATTGTTGTGTTTCAATTAAAATAATAAAAATTTGTCTTCTACAAGACATATAAAAATGTAGTGAGTGATGAATCGTAAATGGTAAAGCGATATTAAAACAAAACCATGTTAAAAATCACAATAAGGAAAGGAGAAGTATATGGATTTTTTAAAAGAAGTACTAGGTGAAGAAGTTTTCAGTAATGTGTCAGAAATTGTTAACAAGTATAACACAACAAATCCTGATAAAGCAATAAAAATTGCTAATCTATCTACAGGAAAATATGTTGATGTTGAAAAATTTAACTCCATGAAGTCAAAGTATGATGAAGCAAATACAAAATTGGAACAAGCAGTTAAAAATGGTAATGTAAGTGAACAATTAAAAGCAGATTATGAAAAGGTAAAGGCAGATTTACTAGAAGCCAATAATAAACTAACTACTCAAGAAAGGAAATCTGTAGTATCAAAGGAAGTTAATCCTGAATACATTGATTTTGTTGTTTATGAAGTTACAAAATTAATGGATGACAAAACCGACTTTAAACAGGCATTAGATAAATATTTGGAATCTAATCCAAAATACAAAGTCAACAACAACAGAATAGTAGTAAGTACCCAACCAAAGCAAAGTTCTAATGGTTCAAAAGTGAATAGTAATGAATTTATGAATGATGCAATCAGGGGTGCTTTTACAAGATAATAAAAATAATTTATAAGGAGAGAAAAAGAAAATGCCACATTTAATTTCAAGATCAAACGCATATTCATTAATAGATGAACAAATTAGTAGAGAAATAATTCAAGGTGCGATATCGCAATCTGCAGTATTAGCACAGGGTAAAAAATTACCAAATATGACAAGTGATAAAACATCCATGCCTGTATTAGACATGCTACCACTTGCTTATTTTGTAAATGGAGATACAGGGAAAAAAGGTATTTCTAAAATGGCATGGGATAAAAAAGTAATCCATGCTGAAGAAATTGCAGTTATAATTCCAATTCCTGAAGCAGTAATTGATGATGCTTCATATGATATATGGACAGAAATAAAACCACGTATTGAAGAAGCATTTGGATCAGTAATTGATGGTGCAATATTGCTTGGTGTCAATAAACCTGCAACATGGAGAGCAGATTTAGTATCCTCAATCAGAAACGCAGGAAAAGGAGTAACACCAACAAACGATTTATATATAGATATATTTGGTGATAATGGTGTCATGTCAAAAGTTGAAACAGCAGGATTTTCACCGAATGGAGTTGTTTCAGGTGTAGAATTAAAAGCCAAATTAAGAGGATTAAGAGATGATAACAAACAACCCATTTTTAAGGCATCTATACAAGACAGTACAAGATATGCATTAGATGGACACCCAAATTATTTTGTTGAAAATGGGGTGTGGGATAACACCAAATGCCAAATGATAATGGGAGATTTTAATCAACTAGTATATGCAGTAAGACAAGATATTACTTACAAAGTATTAACAGAAGCAATTATTCAAGATCCTGCAACAGGAGATATATTGTTTAACTTAGCACAACAAGATATGGTTGCATTGCGTGTTGTTATGCGCTTGGGTTGGGAAATTCCAAATCCTATCAATGCATTAGGTGGGGAAACAAGATTCCCATTTGCAATGCTTGAGCCATCTTCATTACCTACACAATATAGCGTAACCTTTACAGTTACTGATACTTCTTCAAGTGCAGTTGCAGGTGCTAGTGTTACATATGGTGGACAAACTATTAAAACTAATGCAAGTGGTGTTGCAGTATTTAAATCAAACAATGGTACATTTGCATACACAGTTAAAAAGAGTGGTTCTTCAACAAAGAATGGCTCTGTTACAGTATCTAGTAGTGCTGTTAATGTCGCAGTCACAAATTTTTAGATGCTTCCTCTGTTGGATCACTAACTATTAGTTCAACAAGTGGAAGCGCAGTTGGTAAAACACATATAACAGTATCTCCCTCTAAGTTAGTGAGTGGGAATAAATACAAATACTTAGTACAAGAATCTGTTATTAGTTTACCAAAATTAGGTGATGACTTATCAGAGTGGAATGACTGGAATGGTACTAATGAAATTACAGCAACAAATGGTTATAACATAGTAGTTGCTGAAGTAGAATCCAACAATACCTGTGAAAAGGTAGGAGTTACAATTGTAGAGTCATTACTAGCAAGTTCAACAGCAGGTACTTATGATGCAACAACATCAACATTTACAGCAGGTGAAACTGGTTATACATTCACTCAAAAAAGAAGCAACACAGTAGAAGTAACAGGTACCATTCCTTATGAAAGTGCAGTTGAATCATTGGAATTAGAAGCAGGGAACAGATTAACATTTAAAGTCAAAAATTCTTCTATTTCTTCAAATGATGACTTGCCATCAGGGGTTGTATGTACAGTTACTACAACAGCAGGTGAAATTACATATGAAAAAACAGACTTTGAATTGGATGGAAGTTTCATCTGTCTAGTTAATATACCTGATACATCAGGAGTTACACTTGATATTAATTGGGGTAGTGGAAGTGTTAGGTATACTTATGATGTTACAAAAGCAGAAATTGCTGAACAGGAGTAATATATAAATGGGAATAGTGGATTATAATTTTTATAAAAATACTTTTAAAGGTAATGTGATTAATGAAGAAGATACATTTATAAGACACGCAAAAAATGCTGAAAGGTTGTTGCAGGCATTAGTGCTGAATAGTAACCTTTCAGATATCCCAAATATAAAGGACTGTATTTGTGAAATGCTTGAAGCATCATTTTTATATAGTAATTCACATGGTATAGTAAGTGAATCTATTGGTGGGCATAGCATTACATATGATGAGAAACACAATCAAAATAAACGCATGTATGATATTGCATACCCTTATATAATGGATTACATGAACAGGAGTATAAAAATTGTACACTAATGGATCAATTACTCTCTTCAATCGTATAGAATTAGAAGAAGACATTATTTATCAAGTAACGGTTATTGATAATGTATATATTGAATGTCGTAATCAAATTAAAGTTCAAACAATTGGAAACGATATTTCAAATGGTGTAATTGTTGCTATACCTATAAATCAAATTAAAGTCACTAATGATAGACAATATATAAAACCTAAGAAATTTAATGAATTAGAAAATAAAAAATATAATTGGACTTTGCAGGATGGAGATTTTTTCATAAAAGGCGCAGTGTTGTTACCTGAAGAATACACTTTCAATTCATTAATGGAAGAATATGACAATGTTTATAAAATCAATCAAATAAAAGATTTTAGAATAGGAAGCCCAACAATACAACATTTTCTAATAGAGGGAATATAATGGAAATAAAAATTGATGGTGACTTAGGGTATAAAAGACTAACCAGTAATGCAGATAAAGCACAAATATGGTTAGACAATGAAGTAATAAAGGATACTCACAAATATGTACCATTTAAAACAGGAATATTAGCAAAAAGTGCCATCACAGGATCAAACATTGGAAAAGGTGTGATAATTTACAATACACCATATGCAAGATATCAATACTATGGTGATAGTTTCAAATTTAATAAACATAAAAATCCTCAAGCGCAGGCAAGATGGTTTGAAGCTTCAAAGGCAGTTAATATTAGTAAATGGCTAAATGGTGTAAAAACAATAGGTGGTAGATGATATGGCAGATATATCAACATTAAGAATACAAAGATCATTATTAAAATGGCTGAATACATGTCCACATCTACCAAATGGATATAAAATAAAATTTCAGGAATTTTTACCTAATAAAAGTGGGATTGCGATGGGAAGTTTACAATCTTCGCTAATAGTAGAAGAAGATATACTTGGGAATTATCAAGCACAGTACAATTTTCAATTAGTTCATAGGGTATATCCTAATTCTTCTAATGAAAATCTACTTGGGGAAGAAATATTAGATAAAATAGGTGAATGGATAGATAACGCTAAATCCTTTCCAAGTGTAAATGGATTCAAAATTACAAATATAAAAAGAACTAGCAATTCTTCAATACTATATAAAACAGAAAGTGGTATTTGTGATTATAATACAACATTTGTTGTAGAATATAATAATTTATAAGGAGAAAAGAAAAATGGCAACAGTAGAAAAAATTAAAAGAAAGTTACAGGCAATATACATTGATACTACACCATCAGGTACAACACCAACATATAACTTAATTGGTGTTAACGTAAGTGAAGCAACTATCAATTATAACCCTCAAACTAACACTGAACAGGACATTATAAGTGACACTGCTTCAACA